CGTTTCTGAGGTATCAATATGAGCGCGTCGCTATCATCTGTTCCTAAACTGCAGTTTTTTGACGCTAACGGCAACCCGTTAGTGGGCGGCAAACTGTTTACGTACGCTGCCGGCACCACCACGCCGCTTGCGACGTACACAGATTCTAGCGCCGGTACGCCAAACACCAATCCAATCATTCTTAACGCGCGCGGCGAAGCAAACGTTTGGTTGGATAACACCACCTACAAGTTTGTGTTGAAGACGGCAGCAGACGTAGAAATCTGGACTGTTGACAACATCAGCAACGCCATCAACACATCACAAATTCTTGCGTCAGGCGGCAGCGCGGCCAACCCGCCGTACACGTTTTCAACTGACAGCGACACGGGCATGTACTTGGCCGCTGTCGGGCAGCTTGGGTTGACTGTTAACGGCACCCCAGTGTTACGGTCTACGCCGACTGTTATGACGATTGGTCAATCGGGTGGGTCAAACGATGTAGATGTTGCGTTGTACGGCGATCTAAGCGTTGCCGGCAACGCGCGTACCTCGCCAGTAGTTGTGACGTTTAGCGCAACTGCCATGACAGTAGATTGCGCGTTGTCGAATGTCTTTACCACGACGTTTACGGCTAATGTCACAACAGCGCCAACGATCAGCAATCCAGGTGACGGCCAGACTATCAACTGGTTCATCACGCAGGATGCCACTGGCGGGCGTACGATGACATGGCCGACTAGCTTTAAGTGGCCGTCAGGCGCAACCAAGACGCTTAGCACTGCGGCTAACTCAGTTGATTTACTGGTCGGTACTTACCGTGCGGCAACCGGCTTTTGGTATGTCGGGCTGCAAAAGGGGTTCGCATGACGTTTGCCGCACGCCCCGTTAATGGTGCGTTAAAAGGCTGCGACATCGCCGTAGCGCATAACATAACGCCGTTTGTATCTACCTATGCGTGGAGCAACGGGTTCGGCGCTAAGTACGCAGACCCGGCGACGTTGCCGCCCGCTATTAGCTATAGCGCCGCGTTTTCGCCCGACGGCGCGGCCATAGCGGTGGGGCATAACATCAGCCCATATATCTCTACATACCCGTGGCTGCCAGGCTTCGGGGCTAAGTACGCCGATCCTGCGGTATTGCCTAACGGCACTGTATCCACCATTGCGTTTTCATCTGACAACGCTTATATAGCGACCGCCCACAGCGGAACGCCGTATGTGTCAGTCTATCCGTGGAATACGGGCTTTGGTACTAAGTACGCCAATCCGGCTACTTTGCCTACTGGGTTAGGCTACGGGGTTGCCTTTTCGCCGTCAGTTAATGCGATTGCCGTGGCGCATGATGTCACGCCGTTTGTCACGGCGTACCCGTGGAGCGCAAGCGGGTTTGGAACCAAATACGCTAACCCAGCCGTACTACCTGGCGGCACCTGTTTTACGGTCGAATTCTCGCCTTCTGGCAACGACATAGCCGTTGCCATCAGCGCGGCTATGGGCGTCCATGTCTACGCATGGAGCGCAGGCTTTGGCACCAAGTACGCCGACCCAGTGGGCTTGCCGATCGGGGGGCTAAGCGCCGTGTTTTCACCCAGCGGCGACGCGATTGCCATATCAAGCGCCTCGTCGCCGTACATCTCTGTCTATCCGTGGAGCGCAAGCGGATTTGGCACGCGGTACGCTAACCCCGCTACGTTGCCAACAGGTACCGGCTCGGACGTAGTGTTCTCGCCTTCCGGTGCTGACATTGCAGTGGCGCATGAGATCACGCCGTTTTTGACGGTCTATCCGTGGAACGCTGGATTTGGAACTAAATACGCTAATCCTTCGACGTTACCGACCGGCAACGCTTATGGCGTAGCTTGGAAAGCACCATGACCGCAGACGAACTTCAGCAAGCAATCAAGCAGCGTGAGGCTGACATTGCGCACTATCAAGTCAACATCGACAACTACACGTCCATGATCGGTATGCTGCCAAAGTTTTGGCCTGCGGATTTAGCGCAGTACCGCAACACGCCGCCGGTTGATCTGGTCGAAGTGCTGCCGTTTGATCTAATTCAGCTCGTGTCGGACCTGCAATTCAAAGAAAAACTAGAGCGCACGTTAGTGACCGAACGGTTAGAACAGCGCAAGTCGATGTTTGTCTTAAAAGCTCTTCAACAGAAGCTATGACAATCGCTGAGCACATCAAACGGCTAGAGCTTCCAGCACCGGCGGCGCATTGGCTGTTGGACGTGTGGGAGGCGTTTCAGTTGCTGGACGACGTTGTCGATCAAGACAAGCCAATAGATCGTGCGCAACTAGATGTTGGAATCTACCGCCTTCTGGTACGATTGCCAGCTAATCCTTTCTATCTTGCCCATGCGGAAGCGCTTTCTACCATGCTATCAAGCGCTGTGTTGCGATGGAAGGCGTCAGACGCCGCCGAACGCGCCGGTAAGGCCGATGAGCGGTCGTTTGTCTGGCGGGCGGGCTACTACGATTTGATGCTAGAAGTCGTCAGACTTTGCCACGGCGCTGAGACGGCGCTGCTTTGCGCCCGCGACGTCTTGTCGCTGTACGGCGAAAATTTTGCGGATTACCGCCAGGAGTTTCCAAATGCCTGAACCAATAGCCGCAATTGCTGGCGGATCACTTGTCAGTGGGTTGATGGGCGCACGCGCGGCAGAAAGCGCCGCCGACACGCAAGCCGCCGCAGCTCGTGAGGGCATCGGAGCGCAAGAGCGCATGTTTGAACGGCAACTTGCCGCGCAAGAGCCTTTTAGACAATCCGGTCTTGAAGCGCAAAACATGCTCATGCAGCAATTGCGCGGCTTTCAACCATATCAAGCGTCCGCTGGGCTATCGCCCGCAGAGCTGGCGTCTCAGCGGTTTGAATTTCAGGCGGACCCTGGCTATGCGTTTAGGCTTGCAGAAGGTATGAAAGCGCTTGAGCAGAGCGCTGCGGCTCGCGGCAACCTGCTGTCCGGCACTACCGGTAAGGCGCTGCAGCGTTACGGTCAAGGACTGGCGTCGCAAGAGTATTCAAACGCTTTCAATCGCTTTCAAGCTGAACGTGCGGCGCGTGCGGGGCTCGGCGCTCAAGAGTACGGTCAGTTTGCAGGCGAGCGTAGCGCACGTTTATTGCCGCTGATGCAAGCCGCTGCATCCGGCCAAGGGCTGACCTCCAACATTGCGGGTCAGATGGCCGGCCTTGGGGCGGCGCAGGCAGGTGCAGCCGGCCAGATTGGCGCAGCGCAAGCGGCGGGTACGATGGGCATGGCGAACGCGCTTGCCGGCGGTGTGGGGCAGGCCGGCAACCTGTACATGCAACAGCAAATGCTGAACGCACTGCAGCGCCCCCGCCCGGTATATCAGCCCATGTCGTATGACTACGCCAGTCAGTACGGCCAAGGCACGCTGTAAGGAGACATCATGGCTACGATTCCGCAAATTGCGATGGGGTTCCGGCAGCCGGAGATTGCCTCGCCGCTCAACATGATGGCGCAGGTTAGCCAAATTCAAGCAGCGCAAGATGCTAACGCTTTGCGTCAGTTTCAAATGCAGCAGGCACTGCGCCAGCAAGAGCAAGAAAATGCGCTGGCAGCGCTTCCATACGGTACGTTGGCCGCTACGCCGCAAGAGGCGTTACGGTACGGCGCACCAGGCCGGCAGATGTACGAATCTTTGCTAAAGGGCTCTAAAGAAAAACGCGAAGCGGAGCTTGCCGAAGCCCGCATAGCTGGCGAAAACATCAAGACCGCAAGAGCAAGTTTGGGCGGCGTCTCAGACCAATCTACATTTAACGCTTGGCGCGAAAACACAGTAAGGCTATTGCCCGGTCTGGCTGGCGCGCTCCCCACTACCTACTCACCTGAAGCAGTCCGTAAACTTGCGCTGGACGCGGACAAACTTTACGAAAATGTCACGTCTACGATGAACCTTGGCCGGATTCAAACAGTAGTTCAAACGCCTAAATATGGCGGTGGCCTAGCTCGGCCTGTGGGGTCGTTTGCAGAGATGCCCACTGAACTGGATGTGGCCCGTACTGAGCAGGCGCAAGCCTCTGCGGCGGCGTCTCGCGCGCAAGCGCGGTTGGAAGAAGAGCGAGTAGAAATAGCGCGACGAGCTGAATCTACTGCGCAAAGGCGTTTAGACGCAGAGGAACGGCGTTTAGAGTCTACTGAAAAACGACTCACAAACGAAGAGCGTCGACTTGCGCTAGCGGAAGAAAATGCGCGGCTAGCTCAAGACCCCGAGCATCAACGCGCCATGGCAGCAGCCCGCGCTGCGGGGCAAGCTGTAGCTAAGAGCGAACAAGCTGCAATTGATGTGTTGCCAAAAGTCATTGATACCGCTGCTGCGGCGCTAGCCAACATCGACGCGATGATTGGCAGCCCTGAAAGAAAAGACCCTGTAACTGGGAAAGTCATCCCGGCCACTAAACCGCACCCTGGGTTTACGACTGTGGTTGGCGCGACCATGTTGCCTGGCGCGCGGTTTGTGCCGGGCACCTCTGCGGCTGACTTTCAAGCGCGGTTTGATCAGATTAAAGGTAGCGCGTTTCTGCAAGCGTACGAAACACTTAAAGGCGGCGGCCAGATTACTAACATTGAAGGTGAAAAAGGAACGGCGGCGCTCAATCGCATGTCGATTGCGCAAAGTGAACGAGAGTTCATACAGGCCGCTCGTGAGTTCCAAGAGGTCGTGCAGAAAGGTCTCGAGCGCGCGCAGCGTCGCGCGCAAGAGTTGCAATCTTCTAGCCAGCGTTCAGGCGCACCGCGCGGCAGCGTTCCTTCCGGCAGCGTTCCTTCCGGCGGCGCAGTGCTTCGGTTTAACGAACGCGGCGAACCTATTCAATAAGGCGTCATCATGGCAATCTATGCTGAATTGTTTGATGGGACGCGCTTAGAATTTCCTGACGGAACTGATTCGGCTGTTATCGCGCGAGTCGCAAAAGAACAAACCGCTAAGCGACAATCCGCAGCGCCCGGCGCTGCCGAAGTGCCTGCTGCCGAAGTGCCTGCTGCCGAGCGTGGCGGTGCGCAACCTCCTTCATGGGCGGCAGAGTACCCCAACATCTACAAAGCCGCCGTGGCAACTCGGCAGACGATTGGCCCAACCGTTGAGATGCTTGGCGGCGTTGGCGGCGGTGCGTTGGGCACTGTAGGCGCAACACCTGGCGTCGGCACACTGTTGGGCGCAGGCGCTGGTTACGCTGGCGCAAAACAAGTGTTGCGCATGGCCGATCAGTATCTTGGGCTTGAGCCGCGCCTGTCGCCGCAAGATGCGATTGCGCAGGCCAGCAAAGATATTGCGATGGGCGCAACGATGGAAGCTGGCGGGCGCGTTGCAGGGCAAGCTATTAGTGCCGGCATGGGCAAGCTCATGGACGTGCGCCAGTTGGCGCAACAGCGAGCGGCGCAGATCGCCCGTCAATCTGTCGGCGGTGATGTAGCCGCCGCTCGCGCGGCGCTTGCGGAAGCTCCTGAAGGCGCAACTGCGGCGCAAGCGCTTGCCGGCGCTGAACAGCCGTTCTACACCACGCAAGCGCTACTGCAACGCGCTGGGCGGCGCGCCCCAGAAGCAATGGGGCCGACGACAGGTCCACAAGCCGGCATGACTCCGGCGCAATCTGCGGCGGCAGTTAATGAGCTAGCAGCGATGGCGGGCGGCCCGACCGCAACCGCCGCGCGGGCCGTAAGAGCAGATGAAATTGAAGCGCTTAACAACGCTTTGCTGCCTCAACGTAACGTAGTGCTGCAAGGTATCAATGAAGCGGAGATCACTCGCCGGCGCTTGCAAGGTGAAGCAGCTCGTATGGGTGAAGCAGCAGCACAAAAAGTTGAAGACGTTCGTCGGTTTACGGCTGCGGGCGAACGAGCTGGCGAGCGCGCTAGGCAAGTATTTTCGCCCGATACCGGCACAGTTATGCCGGTACAGGTGCCGGGGCAAGCGCGCGCGGCCGGTCGGTATACGTATATGGGCGAACTGTCTGACGCCGCCGAGCGTGTAGCCACACAAGCCGCTGAAGGTTCTTTGGCGTTTGGCGAAGCAAGTCGATTTGCTCAACGCGCGCTTGACAGTATGAAAGTGCATGGGCTTGAGCCGCTAAAAACTGATGCAATTGAAGCGCAATTGCAGCAAGTTCTTAAGAATCGAAATTTTGCTGGCAACGCTGACATCCAACGCGTTATTCCACGCGTCATTGAAGACGTCCGCGCATGGACTGATGCTGGCGGCGTTATTGATGCGTTCGCGCTGGACGCTATTCGTCGCAACTCGGTAAGCGGCGCTGTGCGCGATTTACTAGGCACGCAAGCTACGCCAACAGCTCAAAAACGTTTGACTGCTGAGTTGCTGGGTGAAGTAAAGCCGGCGATTGATGCTGCTATTGTGAAGGCTTCCGGTAGCAAGGCGTACGAAAAATATCTTGAGGCGTACGCCAAAGGCCGGCAGGCGGTGGAACAGCGTGAACTGTCGGCCAAGGCGTTGGAAATGTTTGAAACTAATCCTGCTGAGTTTGTAAAGCTCGTGCGGGGCAAAAATCCAGACGCCGTTGAAGACATCTTTGGCCCTGGTAGCTATAACATCGCTACGCAAATGAGCGAAGCGGCGATGGGCAAGCTAGGCCGCATTGCCGAAACGGCAGGCCGCGCCGGTCGCGCTACGGAACAGGCCGCATCGGGCCAAGAACGTTTACGCGAGCTGTTGACAGACAATCTTACTAAGTGGCGCGTGCCGTGGGGACTAGATGTTAAGGCCGCTGCCACCAACAAAGCACTGGATAACTTAGAGCGGCGGCTCAGTAAAAAAGTATGGGCGCAACTTACTGAGTCGGCGCAAACGGCAGAGAGCTTTGACGCGCTGCTACGCACGCTACCCGCCAACGAACGCAGCCGCATCCTTCAGTTTGTCAAAGACCCGGCGCAATATGGATTGGCGAAAGGCGCAGCCGCACGCGCCGTCACCAATGCGTTGGCGCCCGAGATGGAATCAGAAAACGCCCTCGCGAGGTAATGAATGGCAACCGCTAACGAACTGGAGAGCCGCTTGAACACGCATGAAGCCGTCTGTGCGGAGCGCTGGACTGAGACAATCCTGCGCATCAAGCGGCTGGAGCACATCTTGATCGGCGGGGCGGGGGCAATTATCCTGCTGCTGTTGGGGATCGTCTTAAAGGTTCATTGATGCTTGACCCGATCAGTCTGTTGGCGACTGCGACGGCCGTCTTCAACGGGCTGAAGAAGGCGGTCGAGCTGGGGCGAGAGGCCGAAGATGTCTTTGGTCAGCTCGGCAAGTGGGCGTCTGCCGTCTCTGACCTGCAAGAGTGGATGAACATCGAGGCGAACAAGAAGCCGCCACTCTTCAAAAAGCTAGTTTTCACCAAGTCTGCCACCGCAGAAGCCTTTGATTCTTACGCGGCGCAGGTCAAAATCCGCGAGATGGAAAAGTCGCTGTACGACTGGTTCCACTACGGGGCGCTACAGCACCTTGGCCGCGAGGGTTACCTTGAGTTCATACAAATGCGGCGGCGCATCAAAGAGCAGCGCGAGAAAATGATTTACGATCAAATGCGCCGGCGTAAGAAGTTCATCAAGAATACGTCGGATGCCATCTTCATAGCAGTTGTGGTTGGCACAGGCGGAATCATCCTCTTCCACATCATCAAGTTCATGGTGGATCGGTGGCCGGAATGAACTATTTGCTGACTATCGTAATTATCCTGGTAGGCGCGCTCATGGTTTTCTTAGCGGAGATAAGCCGATAATGCTTCCCATCGTCGCTGGTATCGTATCTACTTTGATCCAGAACAACCTGCCCAAGGTCGCGCAAGCGGTCGTGGACAAGGGGCTTGATTACGTCCAAGAAAAGACGGGCGTAGAACTTAAGCCCGACATGAACGCCGAAGACATCACGCGCCTGCGCGAGCGGGCGATGCAACACGAAGAGTTCATGGTTGAGCAGGCGAACAAGAACACCGCTGACGCCCGCGCGATGCAGATCGCCGCGCTGATCAACGGCAACGGCATCAGCCGATCGTTCGTCTATGTGCTGGCGACCTTCTGGTCGTTTGTCGCAGCGGGCTACATCTTCCTGATTACGCTCACGTCCATACCGCCAGACAACGTGCGCTTTGCCGATACGGTGCTGGGGTTCATTCTTGCGACCGTCGTGGCGACAATTTTGAATTTCTTCTTTGGCTCGAGCGCCGGGTCCAAGGCTAAACAAGACACTATTGAGAGCAAGAAATGAAAGAGAACTGGGGAGCGGCGTTAGCAGCGGTGCTGCATCACGAGGGCGGTTTTGTAAACCATCCGCTTGACCCCGGCGGAATCACTAATCTCGGCTGCACCAAGGCAACCTGGGAGAAGTGGTGCGGTCGGCCTGTGACCGAGGCCGAGATGCGGGCGCTGTCGCCTGCTGACGTCTCGCCGCTGTACAAAGAAAAGTATTGGGACAAGGTCAAAGGCGACGAGCTGCCGGCGGGCGTGGATTACGTCGTCTTTGATACCGCAATCAACAGCGGCCCAGGCCGCGCGGCCAAGCTTTTGCAAGAAACGATCGGCACCACGCCGGACGGCGCGATCGGCCCGCTCACCCTGCGAGCCGTCGCGGCCGTGCCGGTAGCGGACGCGATCAACAGCTTCCAAGACCGTCGTCTGGTTTATCTACAGACACTTCCCACGTGGTCCACGTTTGGTCGCGGTTGGGCGAGGCGCGTCGAAGAAGGTCGGGCTCTGGCGTTACAGATGTCTCAATCAGCTTAGCGATATACCACTGCGCTTTGCGCAAATCCTCGACGCCGTTCTTGTACTTCCAGCGCCACAGGTACTTGATGGCGTTGGCGGTACAGACGGCGTCAAGTCCTTCCAGCCCAGCGGTCGCTGATGCGAGTGCGTCAATGCACTCAACGCCGCCTCGCGTGTAGTGCGGCGGCTGGTTCACCATGTCTACCATTTGGCGTCCCCCAGATCAGTCGTCATATCCGCGTATGTGCGGGTAGGAGTTGAGCATCGGTCGGTCGTAGGTGGCGCGTCGTGGAGCTGGTGGTTCGGGCGGCGTGTCGTCCAGTTCGGGAACGGCCACGCCCCCAGATCGTTTGAGCCGCCAGGCGTAGGGGCGGCGTCCGTTACCGGGCTCTGTAGCCATGATGACTTCGAGCTTGCCTTGGTTCTTGAGTTCATTGAGTACCTTGATGATCGTTGACTTTGATTGTATGAAATAGTCTGCAAGCTGTTGCGCGGTCACGGCGCGTTTGTGGCCGTTGATATACCGCCAGACTTTATCCTTGGTTGTCATGCCTGTTCTCGCTTTGCAAGCCGATCTGATGACGTAGAAGCCGTGCTTCAACAGCCGCTGCAGCGCAGATGTCTCGAGCGCGTGTGGTGTCGTTGTCCATAATGGCCTGCCAAATCTCGTCCACCATGCGTTTCAGGTTTAGATAGCCTTCGCTGTAATCAACCACGTCCCACCTCCGATATGCGTGTTGGTTGTTGGGCGCGCGCCCATTTATCATGGTACTCCGGCAGCTCTGACGGCGGCACCCAGCCGTACCGGCGCCACGTCTTCTGCACGTCAGTGGCCACGCCTACGGCGTAGATCGCGTCGCGCGTTTCAAGAGATCCAGCCTCTCGCGGGTAGTGCGTAATGCTGCCACCCGCATGTGCATGCGCTCGATCAGCGACACGCGCCGTTGTCCATTCAGTTCCGCTTCGATCAGGTTCCATAGTTCCTCCTCAGTGAGTGTGTTAAGCCTTCGTTGTAGCTCGCGCCAGTTCAATTTGTTTCTCCAGTTTTGCAATGTCTGCGAGCACCCGGTTAAGCGCGCGCTGGGCGGCGTTAAACTCCCGCTGCCGTATGCGCGCCTCTGACCGGGCGGCCTTTAACTTCTCATTCCATCGGTTCATTTCAGCGCCTCCAGTGCCAGCGCCGCAAGCTCACGTTTGTCCTGCAGCGCCTTCAAAATCGTCTCGTCAATCGTGCCCTTGGTCTGCAATACATAGTTCCAGACCTCACGCGCCTGGCCGCCACGGTGCAGCCGGCCCACCGCCTGCTCGTACAGCTCGAGCGACCACGGCAGCGACATCCAGACCATGCGCGATTGGCCTTGCAGGTTCAGCCCGTGCCCGGCCGAGGCCGGGTGGGCCGCCAGCATCTCGATTTGACCGGCGTTCCAGCGCAGGATGCTGTCGTCGTTGTCGAGCGTCTGCAGGCGTGGGAAACGCGCCTTGAGCGCGGCCAGCTCGGCCTTGTATTGATACCAGACCAGCATCGGCGCGCGTTGGTTTTCGTCGTGCAAATCTTCGATGGCGTCCAGCTTGTGCGATGACGTCCAGATCGTTTGTCGCTCGGTGTCGTAGACAAACCCAGCAGCGAGCTGCTGCAGCTTGCTTGTGACCGCTGCGGCGTTGGCGGCGATGACTTCGGCGTTGGGGTAGATCAGCGCCATTTCGCGCTTCATCTCGCGGTAGGCGTCCATCGGCATGGTCAGGTCGATGGTCACCGTGTTGAGCGGCGGCAGCCGGTCGCGGTACTCGCCAGGCTCAAGCACATACGTCCACGGGCGGATGCGCTGCATGACCGCTTCCAGCGCATTAGGCAACGCCACGTAGTCGCCGTAGTCACGGTTCACGCAGTGGAAGTATTGCTGCAGAAACGCGCCTTTGCTGCGGCCCAGCATGCGCTGGTCAACGATCTTGCACTGACCGAACACATCTTCCAAACCGTTGCTGGTAAAGCTACCCGTCAGCCCCCACCGGATCTGCATCGGGTCGATGACGGTCGAGAGCGCCTTGAATCGTTTACCGCTAGGGTTCTTAAGCCGCGTCAGCTCATCGAACACCACGGCGTCGAAGTCTAGCTCTTGATCTGCAAGCCATTGCAGGTTGTCATAGTTAGTGACCACCACACGCGCGGTGCCGTGCAGCGCCGCCAAGCGCCGCGCAGGTGAGCCGACAGCGACCGCGACCTTGAGCTTAGGTGCCCACTTCGCCGCTTCCGCCGGCCAGACCGACTGCGCGACGCGCAGCGGCGCGAGCACCAGGAAGCGCGAAGCGTAGCAGTCGGTTAGCATCGCCTGCATAGCGGTCAGAGTGATCGCGGTCTTGCCTGCGCCGACTGGCGCGAGCACCATCGCGCGGTCGTTCGCGTACAAGAAGTCAGCGGCTTCGTCTTGATACGGGCGTAGGTTCATTCTCAGCCTCAAGTTCACGCAAGTCCATCGCTGCGTCAGCCACGCCGTGCCAGTCGCCACGGGCGACCATCACTTGCAGGTACTCTCTCAAAATGCGGTGCTGCGTTTCGTAATCGGTGTAGTCAGTCATGTGTTTTTCTCCTGTTGGGTAGGTGACGCAGGCAGGGACTCGAACCCTGCACCACTCCCGCCGAGACGGGGCTCTGCCTTTGGAGCTACTGCGTCGTTGAGATACAAAGGAATTCGTCCTTTCCCACTGCTGCCGTACGCAGTCCACGGCCTGCCGCTTTTCAATGCCTCCAGCCCTTCTTGGTATACCCACGCTATTGGCTCCTGCTCTGGCTGTGCCAGCCTCTCGCGCAGGGCGGTGATGAGTTCGCGCCATTGTTTGCTGGTCAGTCCTTCCTCCAGCGCCTCCACCGCCTGCTGCATCAGTTCGCGGTCAGTCATGATGTATATCCATCCTTAACAACTTTGTGCAACGCTTCAGTCAGCGCCCCGATCAACTGCAACCTGTCTTGCGTAGCACTTGTCTTGATCTTGAACTGCCCACGATCTTTCCAGAACAAAATAATGATCGCTGTGTCTGGGTTCTCGTCAATCGCTTCGTACAGCATCTCTGCTGCGGCTTCCTTGTATCGGTCTGTAATTGCTACTGGCTGTAGTTTGCTCATCTCACCCCCTTGATAAACGTATCGACGTCGTCCACGTCCCACAACGTCATGTAGTTTTGGCCGAGCTTCAACATGTCGCGCTTGAACAGCTCCTGCAGTGTGGACATGCGACCGCCAACCTTCTTCACTTCCACAAACCACACCACGCCGCCTGGCAGCACGACCAGCCGGTCGGCCACGCCCCGGTGGGCTGGGCTGACAAACTTGTAGGCGATGCCGCCGATCTCTTTCACCCGGCGCACCAAGTACCTCTCAATATCGCGTTCTAAAATTTTTCATCTCCTCAAGTGTTTCAAAGTTTAGACTGTTGCAAACTTGAAAGCAAGTGTGTACCATTCGTTTCAGCATGTCAACTACAGGAGAATCAAATGCACTCAAAGGTTGTAGGCGGCTCGACCGCAGAGCGTGTCATCAACTGCCCAGGCAGCGTGGCGCTGGCCGCGCAGATGCCACCGCAAGAAGAGAACGAGGCCATGCGCGAGGGCACGCGCCGCCATGAGCTGATCGCGGAGATTCTGAATGAGAAGATCGACAGCCGGTCAGTCGATGACGAGAAGGTGCTGGACGCGCTCGATCTGTTCGACACCAAGTTTGACCCGACTAGCAGCGCGCTGTTCGACGTTGAGCACCGCGTGTCGTTCCCGTGGGATGCCAGCATCTTTGGAACTGCGGACGTGATCGGCGCAATAGATCAACAGACCGCGTTTGTCATGGACTTCAAGTTTGGCGACAACTACCAAGTCGAGGCTGACCGTAACGCGCAGCTGATGTTCTACGCCGCCGCTGCTTACGAGAGCCGCCACTGGGCCTTTCGTGACCGTGAGCAGGTAGAGCTGGTCATCATCCAGCCGCCTTTCATCCGGCGTGGGCGTGTGACGATCGATGATCTGCGCGTCTTTAGCGCGAATCTGGAGCGTGCGGTCAAGGCATCACAAGAGCCTGACGCGCCGATCGTTGAGGGCAGCCACTGCCGCTTCTGTCCGGCGAAGGCCATCTGCCCGCAGAAGACCGGCGCAGCCGAGCGCGCGATCTTAACCGCGATTGCCAGCATCGGCCCCGACACCATCGGTCACTACATGGACGTGGCCCAAAACCTCGAGGACTGGGCCTCAGACGTGCGTAAGCTCACGCAGAAGGCGCTCGAGGCAGGTGTGCCGGTGAAAGGCTGGAAGCTCGTGAACAAACGCGCTCAGCGGTCGTGGGCTGATGAGAAGGCCGCACACGCGGCGCTGCAAGCGCTCGCACCTAACGTGAGCTTCACCGAGCTGGTGTCGCCCGCGCAAGCCGAGAAAGTGTTGAAGGCAAACAAGATGAAGCTACCCGACGGTCTGACTGTCGCGGTATCATCCGGGTTGACCATTGCGGAAGAGGCAGACAGCCGACCCGCAGCGGTCACAATCGGGACGACGCTCGTGTCGGCCCTTTCTAAATTAGCCTAAAGGTGAAAATGATGTCCAATCTCGTAAAGTTTGCTCAAGCAGGTCTTCCCGCAGTTCAAACCCTCGCCAGCAGCCTCCGGACGCTGGAAACCGTCGCGCCTACCCAGTCGGCCATTCTCAAAATGGACAAAACGGGGCATTGGGTGTTCGGCGCGGACCAGACCGAGGCCGAAGACAACAGCCGCTGGGCGGTCAACCCCTTCTCGTTTGTCCACGGCTTCATCGCGTGGGGGGATGGTGAGGTGTTGGGCGAAAAGATGGCGTCTGTGACCCAGCCGCTGCCCGAACTCGACGCCGCGCCGCCAAGCTCGAAGAAGGGTTGGGAGCAGCAGGTCGGCCTGATGTTGAAGTGTCTTAACGGCGAAGACGAAGGTCTGGAGTGCCGCTACACCACGACGTCAGTCGGTGGTAAGCGCGCGGTGCAGGAACTGGCGGTAGCGATCGCGGCGCAGGTCGAGAAAGACCCGACCAAGCCCGTGCCGATCGTGACGCTGGGTAAAGACCATTACCAGCATAAGTCGTATGGCCGCATCTACACGCCGGTCTTCAAGGTCGTCGAGTGGGTGTCGATGGACGGTGAAGCTGACAAGGATGTCCAAGAACCGGACGCCCCTGCCGCTGAGAACGTTGAAGGCCCACGCCGTCGCCGGCGCGCGGCCTGATGGTGACGCCCAGCCGGAGGTGGCGTGAAACACCGGCAGCTTGCCACGCCCACGTGCAGTGTCTCCTCGGGCGGGGGCAAGCTGGCAGCCCGGAAAGACGGGCAATCCAATCCACTACAGTAGAGTAAACGACATGAGAGTTCTTGTTGCTTGCGAATACAGCGGCGTCGTCCGCGACGCGTTTTTACGCGCCGGTCATTACGCGATGTCCTGCGACCTGCTGCCGTGCGAATCCACGGCGTCGGGCGACCACTATCAAGGCGATGTGCGCGATATTCTCGACCACGAGTGGGATTTGATGATCGCGCACCCGCCATGCACACACCTTGCGGTTAGCGGCGCGAGATGGTTCAAAGATAAACCGCAGGAGCAGCAGGACGCGCTCGACTTCGTGCGCTTGTTGCTAGACGCGCCAGTCCCGCGCATCGCGTTGGAAAATCCGGTCAGCATCATAAGCAGTCGAATCCGTAAGCCTGACCAGATTATCCAGCCGTATGAGCATGGGCATGAGGCTACGAAGACAACGTGTCTATGGCTAAAAAATCTGCCGTTGCTTCAGCCGTCAAACATTGTCGGCAAAGGGGCTAGACATATCACCAAAAGCGGGCGCAGTCTGCCTAAGTGGTACAACCTGCCGCCAAGCGCTGATCGGTGGAAAATCAGAAGTGCGACGTTCCCCGGCATAGCCGCAGCAATGGCGGCGCAGTGGGGCGCGTTATGACCGTTCTCTGGTGTGACTTCGAGACGCGCTCCGAATGCGACCTAATCGCACGGGGCGCGTATAACTACGCGATGGACCTGAGCACCACGGTGCTCTGCATGGCGTACGCGTTTGACGATGAGGATGTCGTCGTCTGGACGCCTGACCAGCCGTTCCCCGAGCGCGTGCGAGAGCATAAGGGTCAGGTGCGTGCGCATAACGCCGCGTTCGAGCGCCTGATCTTCTGGTATGTGTTGCACGTTAACTTCGAGCTTGAGCAGTTCTATTGCACTGCAGCGCAAGCGCGGTCTAACTGCGCGCCTGGTTCGCTTGAGGACGTCGGGCGTTTTGCGGGCGCCAGCATGAAAAAGGACCATAAAGGCGCGCAATTGGTCAGAAAATGCTGCATTCCTCCGTTCAAGCATACCGAGCAGGACATGCAGGACTTGTTCGCCTACTGCGCCCAAGACGTGCGCGCAATGCGAGCGGTGAGCAAGGCCATGCGCGACCTGTCAGCCGATGAGCTGACGGACTACCATGTCAACGAGCGCATCAACGACCGGGGCGTGCTGGTCGATGTTGATCTGTGTCACGCGGCGATGCGATACAGTGAGGCCGAGCGCGTGGAGATCGAGGCGCGCGTTGTGGAGTTGACCGAGGGCATGGTCACGTCGGTGCGCTCGCCTAAGCTGCGACAGTGGGTCTTAGATCGACTGGGCCCCGAGGCCCGGAAGCTCGCTAAGTCATTCAAAGGCGGCGAGCCGAAGGACAGCATCGACAAAACAGTGCGGGCAAATTTGCTCGCCATGGAGAATCCCGATGAAGTACCGAGCGTCGTCTCCGAAGTTATCCAGTGCGCCGACGATTTATGGGCGTCAGCGACTGCGAAGTTTAGCCGCCTCGCATCGTTGGCTGACGCAGAAGATCAGAGAATCCGAGGTGCGTTTGTTTTTGCTGGAGGCGCAGCGACAGGTCGAGCTAGCTCGTTCGGGGCTCAGTTGCACAATATGCCGCGAAAGGCCGCCAAGAAACCCGCTGATCTTAGACACGCCCTCGTTCGAGGCCACAGCGTCGTTCCGGCCTTCGGACCGCGAGTCACCGACGTCCTGAAGTCGATGCTGCGCCCGGCGTTGGTCCCCGCGCCGGGTAAGCAGTTTGTTGTGGCCGACTGGTCGGCCATCGAGGGCCGCGTCAACCCGTGGCTGGCGAATAGCCCAGCAGGCGAGAAAAAGCTCGACATCTTCCGCGAGCGCCTCGACCCGTATAAGGTCAACGCCGCCGCGACCTATGGTGTCCAATATTTGGACGTCACCGACGATCAGCGCCAAGTCGGCAAGGTGCAGGAGCTGGCGCTCGGGTTCGGCGGTAGTACCGGCGCGTTTGCTGCGATGGGTCGGGGCTATGGCGTGCGGTTTGAAGAAGCCCAAGCCCGTCGGATCGTCGACGCCTGGCGCCGTGCGAACCCGTGGGCCGTGATGTTCTGGCAGGATCTTGAGCGCGCGTACATGAGCGCGATGCGACATCCGGGCCATGAGTTCAACGCCGGTCGCGTGACGTACTTTTATGACAAACAGCACCTTTGGTACATGCTGCCCAGCGGTCGCGTGCTTTGCTATCCGTTTGCCAAGTTTGAGGGCGAGCACTTGACCTACGCTAAGGCGTCATGGAAGCCTGCGGCCGACGCGACCGAGTGGCCGCGTGCGCGCTTGTGGTCTGGCCTTGCGTGCATTGCGAAAGGCACGCCTGTTTTAACCGAGGGTGGGTGGGTAGCTATCGAGCGAGTCCGCGCGTCAGATCGGGTTTGGGACGGCGAAGAGTGGGTGACGCACGAAGGTGTAGCGCATCAAGGTGTTGGTAGGGTAAACTATGTGTATGGCGTTGCAATGACGCCGGATCATCTTGTACTTACCAACGAAGGATGGAAACGTGCAGACCAGACACAAGGATGTGACCGGGCTACGTGTCGGCTACCTATCGGCTACGAAACGGATCGGCTCGGACGGAAGACGATCTGTTTGGATGATCTCGTGCGATTGCGGGCAGACGCGGGTAATGAAGCTTCAAAATTACATGAAGCTAGTGCGGGAAGGTCGCCCAGCATCGTGCGGGTGCCGCAAGAGGGAATTGCAACAGGCCGCTCAGCAAACGCACGGTATGACTCGGCATCCGGCGTTCGCCATTTGGCGGTCCATGCTGGATCGATGTCGGCTACCTACGCATCAAGCGTGGAAAAACTACGGCGGGCGCGGGATTACTGTGTGTCAGCGTTGGCAGGATTCATTCGAGAATTTTTGGGCAGACATGGGGCCGACGTATCAACGGCGGTTGTGTCTGGATCGCATCAACAACGACGGTCCTTATTCGCCGGAAAATTGCCGCTGGGCGACATATCGGCAACAGGCGCGCAACAGGCGCAGTTCGCGAATGGTGGACAGCCCATTGGGGCGCATGCTGGTGTGCGAGCTGTCGGAGATAACCGGAATCGGTCAGACGACGCTGCTGTATCGGATCTCGCGCGGCGTAACCGGCAACGATCTTATATCGACACCAAATGTATCTCGGAAGTTTTTGACTTGATCAATTGCGGACCAAGGCGGCAGTTTGTCGTGCAGGGCATTGATGGCGAGCCGCTTATCGTTCACAACTGCGAGAACGTCACCCAAGCAAGCGCCCATGACATCCTACGGGCGGCGCTGCGGCAGGTGCCGGATGTTGTGCTGCACGTTCATGACGAGATCGTCGTCGAGACGGACGAGCCGGACCGTGCGAAGGTAGAGCTTGCGCGTATCATGACAACCCCACCGGTGTGGGCCGAAGGATTGCCGCTGGCCGTCGAGGCCAAGGTGATGGAGCGTTACGGGAAATAAAAACGCCCGCGGGCAAGGCGGGCGCTAACTACCAGGAGAAATGCGTTGAACTTCGTTGATTATCTCACATCGTTGGCCCCCGAGGGCGAGACCGTGTTGTTTGTGCGGCAAAAGCCCAAGCGTGGCGCGGCGGGCGAGCTGCAATATCACGCCGACGGGGCGCTCAAGGCTACCTGGCCCGCGTTTTTGCCTGAGCGGGCGAACCTGCAGGCCGAAGGCGCGGCTTGGTACGGCAACACGGGCTGCTTTGTCATCGACCGGTTTGTTGATGGCAAAGTGACCGCCAGCGCTGCAGCGTGCGATTTTGTGATTTGCATGGTGCTCGATGACGTCGAAACTGACAAAGCACCCAAGACCTCGCCCGTGCCGCCTACATGGGTGATGGAAACCAGCGCTGGGTGCTATCAATGGGGCTATGCCTTTGACCCGGACAACCAACCCACTAAAGGCGCATATTCGGCGGCCATCCGAGCGATCGCCGCTGCAGGTTACTCGGACCCTGGCGCGGTCAATCCGGTCAGAAACTTTCGCTTGCCCGACTCGGTCAACCTCAAGCCCGACAAGGGCGGTTTTAAGGCGCGTCTGGTCGAGTTCCACCCTGAGCGCGTCTACGCGCTGCCCGACCTCTGCGCCGCGCTGGGCGTCGACCCGGGACCGGATGACGCTAACGGCCTGCGCCCGGTCCGACTGGCCGATGACGGGTCCGACGATGTGCTGGCGTGGTTGAGCGCGCAGGGGCTTGTGCTTGAGCGCCCCAACGGCGAGGGCTGGGCGGGGGTTGTGTGCCCTAACGCGTCAGAGCACAGCGACGGCAACCCCGAGGGCCGTTACCTCGCGTCAACGCGCGCCTACTGCTGTTATCACGGCCATTGCGAGGACTGGGACAGCGCGCGCTTCCTTCAGTGGGTCGCTGATCAGGGCGGGCCGAAGCACACGCCGGGGCTGCGCGATGAGCTGCTGGCCGCCCGCATGGCCGAGGCAATGTCAAAATTGACCCCGACCGAGGCGTTCCCCGACGCTGCGGCTGCGGTCGTGGCCGAGGTCGAGCGCCGGGAGGCGGGCCGGGTCGAGCGGGATGGTTGGTTTGCGAGGTTTGCATACTTGCACGCTGATGATGGCTACTTCGATCTGATCGAGCGTAAACAGTATTCGCGCAGTAACTTCAACGCGATCTACCGGCACGTCACCTGCTGGTCGGTTCACGCTGGGTCAAACGGCAAAAAACGCCGCGTCGAGGCGTCGATTAGTTTTGACGAAAACCGTCAGGCGATGGGCGCGCGGGTTCTACAGGGCGTAACCTACGCTGCGGGCGAGTCGGTGCTTGTCGCACGCGCGGGGGACGTCTACGCGAACTTGTGGCGTGATGCGAGGCCAACGGTAGAGGGCGAGGCTGACGTGCGCCCGTGGCTTGATCTGGTCGAGCGCCTGTTACCCGAGGCGTCCGAGCGCGAATACCTGTTCGACTGGATGGCCTACAAGGTCCAACACCCCGAGGTCAAGATCAATCACGGCGTGCT